TGTAAAAATTTATTATCATCTCCAGTTGTGGATGCATAAAGTAAAGATCCTGATTTTTTAACAGTTCCATAAACTATTTGTCTAGCTGATATTGGAGATTTAACTAATGTGGATCTATTAACAACTTCACTATCAAAACCACCTACTGATGGCTCTTTTGGTTTACCAGCTAATTTTTTATAAGCGAATGAGAATACAGCAGTTGCAATAAATGAAACTGCAAACTGTTTCAATCCCATTGAGAACAAACCTTTTATTCCACCTTTTTTAGCAACAGATGATGCTACTGATCCAGCTACAGATTTAACTGCACTTTTAACAACTGATGCTACACCTGAAAAAAAAGATCCGAATCCCATTAGTTTTTAACTCCCCAAAATAATTCTTTTTCTACTAATTGTTGAACAAACTCCAAACCAACATCTCCACTAAATTTTTGTAATTGATCATTGTTTGTATATCTGCTTATTCTTTGTCTCTCCCAGTCAATTAATCTATTTTCTATTTCAATTAATATAGTTGCTGTCTCTCCATCTATTTGCACATCTTGAGTATCAACTTTACCTTTAAAAATAATAAAAGGATCATCATGGAGTTGATAAGTATTAATATTTAAAAAACCTAAATATAATGTTGCATCAACATTTTTAAAATTTTCAGTTAATGCAATTGATACATTGGATGTTGAAACTCCAGATACAGTTAATTGAATCCCACTCGCCTGGAGCTCCTGGGTTTCCTCAATTGATGATATAGTTGCTATCCCAGATCCACCAATATATTCATCACCACTAAAAGTAATATCTCTATCAGATGTGTTTAAATATAAAGTTCCTGATGTGTATTCTATTTTTAAAAAATGAACTGGAACGATAACACTATCATCCAATACATTTGCATTGGCTGTTGTTAAGGTTTTACTCATTTTAGAATACCTCTATTCCAGAGAATGAAATGTTGTAAGTACCATCTGTGTTTTGTGCCCAGGTAACATTATCATCAACTAATTTCATTTCACATTTTGGATTGGTTGTTACAATAGTTGCATTATCTGATGGTGATGATCTTAGGCTTGGTGAAAAATTAATTGTTACATTTCCAGTTCCATCTGATGTTGCATCATCAGTTACCATTTTTAATTCTGAGTTTACTTCTATATAATCACCAGCTTTTAAAACTGTAGTGGATGCCTCAGCTCCATCACAAATTAAGCTAGTACCAGTTTGATCTGCTCCATTAACAACTAATGTTGATGCAGATACATCACCTAATGGAGAAGTTGCTATTGGATCAAAACCATTAAATGAATTTACTCTGCCTCTTAATTTACTTAAAAATGCTAAAACAACTTGAGCATCAGCTCTCTTTAATGGAACATAATTAATTGTTAAATACCATCTAGCTCCAGTTCTTGCTAAAGTTTGAATAGTGTTAGAAATTGGAGATTGGAAAGTTTCTGTATTTTCCTCTAATCCAAATGTTGAATTTCTAAATTCAGTTTGTTTTGGTATTGTTAAAGTTGTCATTATTTTAATCCCATTGCTTTAGTTAAAATACCACCTCTAGATCTTGCCTCTATCACTGCCTGGACAGATTGTTCTCTAATTAATGGTAATGCATTTAAAATTTCACCTCTAATACTATCAGTAACTGATGGCATTAAATTGATTGTTTGATTTACTGTTACAGATCCACCACCTAATGCATGATTAGGAATTATAGTTCCAGATCTTCCTGGAATGAAAAGCTCTTTTCCTCTCTCTCCTACCATATAAGGTTGTCCAGCAGTTACAGATCCTCCATCAGCTCTACCTGGTAATCCTTTTAAAATATCTGTAAAGACTCCTCTAACAGCTCCACCAATTGCAGTTCCAACTGGTTCTGTTATAGATTTTCTAAATGCAATTTTAATTATTTCTTGTCCAATTTGTCTTAATGTTTCAGTTAATTTCTGTCCTTCAAAAACTCCTCTTTCTAAACCTTGAGCAATTGTGTCTCCAAATTTTTGAGATGTGTCTCTTAATCTTTTTAATCTGTCTTCCAATACATCAAATTTATCTTCTGCATCATCTGTATTCAAACCAACAGTTTTCATATTGTCTCCAAGATCTTTAGATTTATCTGTAATGCTATTTATAGATTCTCTCATAAGATCAAATTTATTTACCAGTTCTGGAGATAAGTCTTTATTTAATTCTTCAAATGCTTTAAATTTTTTACCAGTTCTTAAATTTTCAATGAACTTACTAAAATCAAATAAATCTTTTACATTTTCAAAAAATATTCCAACATTTTTTCCAGCAACTATTAAATTACTTGAGAATAATGCAACAGCTTCAGCAGTATCAATTAATGATAAAGCAAAATTTTTAGAAAAAGTTGTTGAGTCATCTAAATTAACTAAAAGTTTTTCTCTTAAATTTTCTGAAAGATCTAATAAAGCTGGTGTTAAATTAGCTACAATTTGATTAACTAAATTAAAAAATACTGTTTGTAATCTTACAACACTATCGTTAAAATCTTCTACTGCTCTTATTTGTGGTTCAGTTAAAGCTCCAAATCTTTCTGATTCTTCTGCAAAAGCTCTAAGTTGTGCAGTTCCTCCTTTTAATACATTTAATAATTCAACACCTCTACCACCAAAAATTTCTAAAGCTAATTTAGTTTTAATAGCTCCATCTTCAACTTGATTTAATGCATCTGCAACTAAACCTAATAAAGCTACCTGGTCATTTTCTACAGCTAAGACATCTTCCTGGGTAATACCTAAAGCCTCTAAAGAAACTTTAGCCTCCCCAATACCTATTTTAAAATCACCAATATTATCTGTAAATCGTCTAATACCTCTTGCAAAAGTTTCTAATTCTAATCCACCAACTTCAGATGCTAGTTTAAATGTTTGTAAATCTTTTGTAGAAATTCCAATTGTATTTGAAAGTTTACCAATTCTATCAGTAGCCTCTAAAGAATTTTTAACTAATAAACCAAGACCTCCAATTCCTAGAGCTCCAGCTAAAGCTGTTTTAAAATTAAATACAGCAGATGTTAAACCACCTAGTCCTCTTTTAACTAAACCAAAAGCTGATTTGGTTCTGTCAACTGCTGATATTGTAAATTTTAAATTATTTTGTGCCATGTTGTTTTAGTCTCGCTTTTTCCTCTTTTATCTGAAAATAGGCAATCCATCCATTAAATTCTTCAATGCTCATGGATTTAATTTCTGCTACTGATTTATGTAGTAATTCTGCTAACTGATATTCGTTATAAAGATCTGCGTTTTTTTTTAGTTTTTTTTTTCATCCATAACAGATGAAGTTCCACCAATTTCTAATCCAAGTTTCATTATTATTTTTGGATCAGCTTGAGTTAATAACTTTTGTTTGTCTTCTAATTTGAATGCCTTTTTATTTCCATCTTCTGTTAAGCATTTCATAATTAATAAATCAACAAAAGCCTCAATTGGATTATTTTGATGTTTTTCTACAAATCTTCTGTGCTCATCAAGATTTAATGGTTTAACAACAAAAGTTGTATCCCATTCAGGAACATCAATTGTTTTAGATTCTTGTAAACTAAAATGCTGAATAGCTTTATCAATTACTGACATAAAAAATTATTATGAAGCAGTTCCATGAGTAACAGCACCTGTTACAGTAAAACCAAAAGATCTTTCTACAATGTCATTTACAGTTTCTGAAACTCCAACAGATGTAATTAAAGCTGTTGCTGAAATTTCTCTGTTACCAGTTGAATCACCTTCTGGGTATAAATTCAATGTTACTGATGCTCCAACTGTCATTGCCTCTTGTCCATTAGTATCTGTTCTATCAAAATGACAAGTGATAGTTCCTGATGCCTCATTTAATCCAGAGACAAAAGTTTTAGCTGTATCTCCCATAGCTGTATCTTCAATGATATTATCTGTTTCAGTAATATCAAAAGATTTTACCTCAGCCACTAGATCTGTGCCGATTTTTACTTCACCATTATTTCCACTTACTGTTGCCATAACTACTCCTTTAAAGTTTTTGATGTCTTGGTCAAGTTTAAATTAATGCCTCAACATCAGATTGTGTGGTTCTATAAATTACAGTAAACACCAATCTAACCACTCCAATTGGTAAACTGCCTTCATTAGCTAGAGTTACCTCAGTTGAGCTAATAAAATGATTTTTGCATGTATTATTTAAAGTAATATCTGAACCCAAAGCCTCCTCAACTTCTTTAGCTATGATGTCTAGGGTATTTTCTATATTACTATTAGCACTTGCAAATCCTTCTACTACTAGATCCATAGATCTCAATAAACTACCTACAGCATCAAGCTCTGAGCTCTCTGAGATAGTATAGACATTTAATAATGGTAATTTTGATTGTTCATTTGGATATATTCTAGAATTAAATACTCTAGTTCCAGTAGTCGTTAATCCAGTTAAAGATGTAATAACCTGATCTCTGATTGTTTTTCTTTGATGTGCCATTATGAAATATCCTCTAAATAAATTTGAGCTATACCAGTTCCATCTCTTAAAATTTCTGCAATTGTGTAATTTGTAGAATTAACAACTACTGAGTCTCCATGAGCTAATGATGATATATCAGAAGTTCTACAAGTAATGCTTGGTCT